CAAGACGGCGGTCTGCTGGACACTGGAACAAGCAAAAACGGAATTCATAGGCTACTTGAGGGCAGCAAACGATGAATGAGCTAGAACGCAAAACAGACGAGTTGATTAGCTTGTGGTTAGAAGAGTTCCGGTATCGGCCACCGGCTTACCAGAAGTCGCCCTTGAGTGGCGACCTTGCGCTGACCGAAACACGCAACCACCGCAACCGAGCGGTAATGCTACAGCGCGACGAAACGGGTGAGCTTGTGACAGTGGCCAGGATGCGTGTCGCAGCGAAGGAAACTAGGCAGACCGCGAGACCGACCATCGACATTGATCGAGACGCCGAGCGAATGGAAAAGATCATGGTCAAACTAAAAGCCGTCAACGACCCAGCCTATCAAGCCTTGGTCCTGAACTACGAGGGCAATAGCTATCGTGAGATTGCTGGCAAGATGAACTGTAGTGCAAGTTACGCGCAGCGTTACAAAGAGACAGCGTTTAACATGGTGATGATGGAGGTTGCGGAACTAAGGTGAGAGAAACAAGAGCCATAGAGCACTTGGTCTTAGAGCGACACAACAAGCGGTAATCGATATGAGTGACAAATGTACCTGGCCACTGAGTCAATACGAAACCATCGACATGGACGTGTTAGACATCAACGCGAATTGGAATGACAGCGGCGGGATCTATATCTTTGCTTATGTAACTGAGGGTAGTTGGCAAGCTGCATACGTCGGGCAAACCAATAATTTCAAGGTGAGATTGCTATCTCATGACCGGTGGAGGAACGCAGTTGGGATGGGAGCCACACACGTTCATGCAGTTGCAATAGATTCAGAGGAAGACCGAGACCGTGTCGAGCGACAACTTATTCAGCATCTCCAGCCACCGCTTAACCAACATTTTAGGTGATTTCACAACCTGACCCTTGACTGTAAACACGTTTTTTGCGAATATTGCTAAATTCGTTAGAAGTACACCCTAAACCCGCCCGTTGGCGGGTTTTTTCGTTTTAGACCCAAGGAAATTACAATGAAGCAAATTGTTATTTTGTTCGTAGTTCTGTGCGCGTTGGTTTTACCCGCGCATTCGATGGCTCAAACGGAGGCCGAAATGATTAATGCCAAAGATCTTCGCGACTATGTCGTGGTCCCGACACTTGAGTCGATGGGCGAAGTGTTCCCCGGTGCAAACAGCGAGCACGCAGTTAACTTGTTAATTGGTACGGTGTTTCAAGAGTCGGTATTCGGCGATGAAACAAGACTGAAGCAAGTTCAAGGTCCAGCACTCGGTATTTACCAGATTGAGCCAGCAACCAATCAGGACACTTGGGATAACTACCTGGCCTTCAGAGAAGACCGGGCATCCTGGGTCCGCGGATTAGCGTCCCAGAACTGTAGTGACTTTGATGCAGAATTGGTAACGAATCTTCGGTATGCAACAGCGATCGCTCGCATTAAGTACTGGCGAAGCCAATTTGAGTGGCCAGAGGATGCCAAAGATACCTATGCACTCGGAGTCATTTGGAACGACCACTACAACGCTAATCCTGTTCATGGTTTCCCTGAAGATTTTGTTAAAGCATTCCCTGACCGAGAATTGTTTTAGGCCATGGCTCCCCTGGCTTCAGCGGCCTTCGGTCTAGTCACTACTTGGTTGCAAGGCCGCCAAAAGATCAGCGAACAGAAGGCTACAGCTAAAGCTGATCGTATTGCCAACGGCATCCCTGGTTACTCTGATGAGTGGCTAGTGTTTGTTTGGTCTGCGCCTATCGTGATGGCGTTCATCCCTGGCTTACAGGAGTACGCAACGAAAGGTTTTAACAATCTCAACAGCTACCCCGAATGGTACGTCTATGGCTTCATGGCAATCACCAGTGCGGTGTTTGGTATTGATAAGCTGTTGATGGCAAAGAATGCCAAGAGCAGCACCTAAAGCTTGTCCCTACTGCGGCAAGGCTGGCTGCACAGAGCATAAGAAACCACCCTGGCAGAAGCCGTGGGAAGGTGCTGGCAAAGGCAGAGGTGGCAGAGCGTGGCGAAGGCTACGCGAACAAGTCTTAGAAAGGGATGGCTACTTGTGTAAGCCATGCTTAAGAAACGAACGGATCACAAGAGCAACTGAAGTCGATCACATCATCTCAAAAGCAGATGGTGGCACGGATGATATGGAGAATTTGCAGTCGATCTGCTCGCCTTGCCACAAGGCAAAGACAGCGCGAGAGCGCACCGCGGGGCGGGTCAAATCTCTGTAGGATACGTCTGGACACCGGAGTGCCTAGGTTTTTTCGTGTGCAGTCGCATAAAAATTAGGAATACCAAACAAGATGGCTAAGCGCGGTAACAAAGCACTCCCAGACTTCATGCATGTGGTCAACGGTACGCATCGTAAAGACCGGCATGGCGACAAGGATGAAATCGAAACGCCATCGGAAAGCGACCCATCAATTGAGCCGCCCAAAAAACTCAAAAAGCGCGAACAAGAGTATTGGGATAAATACATTGCGTCCGCTAAGTGGCTGACCTTGCACGATGCGGTTACCGCGGATGTTTGGGTGAAGCTGGCCGTCGAGTTTGAGGACGACCCGGCAAACATGGTGACTGCCCGAATCGCTCAGCTACGAGCAGCGGGCAATGAGTTAGGCATGAACCACATTACCTCGAATAGAAACAAGAAAGTCGAAGCGCCGAAGGACGATCTCGACGAGTTGTGAAGTATTCGCAGATAGCCTGGGATTACGCAAACCAGGTTATAGATGGTGAAATTGAGGCGTGCGTTTACGTCAAGCAAGCGTGCCAACGGCAAATTGACGACTTACTGAATCCTCCGGTCGGTTTTGACCAAGAGACTGAAGAAGAAATCATTTACTCGTTCGATGTCGAGCGAGCAGAACGAATATGTATTTTTCTAAGCTACTGCCAGCACGTTAAAGGCAAGCTTCGCGGCCAGCGCATTAAGCTGGAACCGTGGCAGATATTCATTTTAACAACTGTATTCGGTTGGGTTGATCAACACGGCAACCGAAGATTTAAAACGGCTTACGTGGAGGTGCCACGTAAGAACGCGAAATCGACTCTCAGCTCTGGCGTTGCGCTCTATTGCCTTTCGGCAGATTCAGAGGGTGGCGCCGAAGTGTATTCGGCAGCGACAACGCGAGACCAGGCTGGCATCACGTGGAAAGATGCCAAGCGAATGGTCGAGGGTTCGCCGAGGCTCCGTGAAAAGTTTGGCATTGATACGTCGGCGCATTCGATCTTTTGTGGCGAAAGCGACTCGTATTTCAAAGCACTAAGTCGCGACCAGGGCGGTAACCTGGATGGCTTGAACGTGCATTGCGCGGTTATTGATGAGCTTCATGCTCACAAAACTCGAGAAGTGTTCGATGTCATCGAAACGGCAACTGGCGCTCGTGAACAGCTACTCTTGTGGTTGATCACAACGGCTGGCTTTAACCGCGCTGGTATTTGTTACGAGCAGCGAGCGTACTTGCTCAAGATCTTAAACGGATCACACAAAGACGAAGAATATTTCGGCATCGTTTATACGTTAGACGAGGGCGACGACTGGACTGATCCAGAAGTATGGAAAAAAGCCAATCCGAATTGGGGTGTTAGCGTTAAGCCTTCGGATGTCGCCAGAAAAGCACGCAAAGCCATGAATATGGCCAGTGCGCAAAACAACTTTTTAACCAAGCACATTAACCTTTGGGTGAATGCTGATTCAGCTTGGCTGGATATGAAGGCGCTCGAGCGATGCGCCGATGAAACACTCGATATCGCTGATTTCGAGGGTGAAAAGTCTTTTGGCGGTCTCGACCTGGCTTCAAAGATCGATATTGCATCGAAAGTGTACATTGTTGAACGCGACGACAAGATTTATTGCTTTGATCGCCACTTTTTGCCCGAAGATACCATCGAAACATCGCAAAACTCGCAGTATGAAGGGTGGGCAATTGACGGGCATTTGGTCGCGACTGACGGAAACGTCATTGATTACGACCTAATCGAAGAAGAAATTTTAGAAGACTCTGATTTAGTTCGGCTTGCGGAATTGGGTTTTGACCCTCACCAGGCAACACAATTGTCGAGCCACATGGTTGCCGAAGGTGTGCCAATGGTTGAGGTGCCGCAGTCGGTGAAGAATCTATCGGAACCAATGAAAGAACTGGAAGCCCTGATTATTTCAGGACGCTTCGTTTACAACGGCAACCCGGTTTTAACTTGGATGTTTTCGAATGTTGTCTGTCACTTAGATGCAAAAGACAACATCTACCCCCGCAAAGAGTTTCCGGAAAACAAAATTGATGGCGTGGTCGCACTACTGATCGCGATTAATCGCTGGATGGCTGACGAAGATCACGGCCATGCATACGAGGAACGTGGATTCCTTTCTCTATGAATTTATGGCAGATACTTAACTCGGACGTTCGCGACGTTTACCGATCATTTAGGGGCGCAACCCTGAAAGAACCGGAATGGTGGCGGCAGACTATGCTCGCGCCGACCAGTGTGTCAGGCGTAAACGTATCGCCAGAAGGTGCTTTTAAAGTTGCCGCGATATTTGCGGCGGTTAGGGTGATCTCCGAAACGATTGCGAGCTTACCGATTGAAGTACACCGCAAGCGTGACGGAAAGTTGCTTGAAGACCACCCTTTGGCAATGGTCTTAGGCGAAGTACCTAACGACGAAAACACAGCGTTTGAACTTCGCGAATACCAGATCACGAATCTTTGCATTCGCGGAAACAGCTACAACCAGGTTGTGCGAAATGGCCTTGGCTCCGTGGTTGAGGTTAACCCGCTAAACAGTGCTTATATGCACGTTGATCGAAACGCCTCGGGGTCATTGGTGTTTGATTACCAAGAGCCGGGCAATTCTCGCGTGTTTGGCGAGTCGTCCATGTGGAGAATTCGCGGGCTAAGCAAAGACGGCGTGCTTGGCATGTCGCCAATCCTCGAGGGTCGCGATTCTGTTGGTTTGGCTATCGCAATGGAGCGATTCGCATCACAATTATTTTCAAACGGGGCAACACCTAACGGCGTTCTAGAGTTTCCGAGCAAGCTAGAACCAGAGCAAATCGAAAACCTTCGGTCGCAGTTTCAAAAGCATCACACGGGTGTCGCGAATGCGCATAAGCCGATGATTCTCGAATCAGGCATGGAATATAAGCCAATTTCCATGAATGCCGAGGAATCTCAGTTTTTAGAGTCGAGAAAGCAGCAAATATTAGAGATTGCACGCTGGTTTCGCGTGCCCCCGCATATGTTGTTTGACCTTGACCGGGCAACGTTTAGCAACATCGAACACCAATCAATCGAATTCTTGCGCGACACGATTCGCCCTTGGCTGGTTCGACTTGAGCAAACCATCGCTCGCGACTTAATGGCCACGCCAGAAAGGCGCCGAATTGCAGTCACGCATAACACAGACTCGCTATTGCGGGCCGACATGCTGTCAAGAGCCGAGGCATACACCGAGCAAATCAACGCTGGTTGGCGGACTCGAAACGAAATCCGAGCACTTGAAGGCTTAGAGCCAATTCCAGGGCTAGACGAGCCACTTTCACCGCTCAACATGGCGACGGAAAGCGAGCGAGAAGCTTCATCAACTGAAACCGTGGCTTTTGATCTCGCGAAACGCGAACTAAAAGCGCTTTCAGTTGAAAGCGAT